TTCCTAATTCTGAAACACTTTCTACTGGCACGCTTTCTGCTGGCATTTCTATGCTTATGCCTGGAGCAACTTGCACTATATGTGTAGTAGGCGGAACTACACAATGATTTGCAGTAGCTAAAATTCTCGGACTAATATAAAATGCAGTGCAAATCGGACTAAATAAACCAGAAGGCCCTTGCATTACAATTGCAGCAGTTGAATTTAGTGTGACATTAATCATTACTGAAGAGTCAGTAAGGTGTCCACTATAAGCTGGACCTTGTACTTGACAACCAAACAAAGCAAAAACAACAAGTGCTATAATTTTATTGTTGCTGCGCATTTGCTATCCCAGAGTTCCAATTTGTGCTAAGTTATCTAAACTTCTACTAGTTTCTAGTATCCTTATCAGAGTTTGAATATAACTAATCGGCTTCGCTTCACCCACTACTGTTCCAGATCTATTGCTACTCCACCCAGCAGAATGAATTCCAACAATACGTCCTCTAAAATCCATAATAGGTGAACCAGAAGACCCTGGGCCAGTTCTCACCTGGTGTAAAATATCTATACTGTTGTTTCCTCTAATTTGAATTCTTGAGATAATACCATTTGTCAAAACCCAAATTTGTCCCACAGGCATTCCTATTGAATATGCTTCTTCGCCTGGCCTAAGAGGTTCTCTCTCAAGATTCCTCATGACCAGCCAATTCGGAGAAGGAGTTTGTCTATCTTTCAACTCTAATAAAGCAACATCGTGGTTATTTTCAGTATCTATTTCTACGACTGTAGCTGTCATATATTCAGGGTTGTTATGCTCTGTTGCGTTTGCAACCCTAGACCAATCATCATATTGATGGAAAGTCACAAATTGAATTTCATCCCCAACCGGGGAAGTTGTTCCAGGGAGACTAAGAGAAACCCCAGGTGCAACCTCAACAGTTTCTTCATGTACAACACAATGTGCGGCTGTGACTAATAGTTTTGGGCTAACAAAAGAAGCGGTACAATACGGTCCACGCATTCCACCATTACCCACCTCAACCATGGCCACTACTGAATTATAGATGTCATCTAAGTGATCCGTGTTGCCTGGGATGTGCAGAGGTGGCATCGCCCCTCCGCAACTTACTATCAACGACGCAGTTATAGCAATTACAAATATCCAAATATTTTTAAAATTCATCCCAAATAACCTTCTATTTTCAATATGCGCACAAGTCGTACACATATTTTAACTATAGAGGCAATTTGTTAAAAGAGTATAAAATTTTATACAATTGATAAAATAAATTATTTTGTCTTATTTATCCACATTTACTATATCCGCAGGACAGGCAAGTCGTACAACCTTCTTGATACACTAAAGACGTTTGTCCACATTCAGAACATATTTTTTTATTTATTTTTGTTCCATCTTTGATATAGCGTTTCAAAACTCTTTGTAGCCCTTTAGACAATGAAAACATGTCATTGTCTTTGCTCGCACCTTTTTCTAATTGTTCACAAACGTATTGCACCGGAACACCGTGACGCAAAGCCAAAGAAATAGTTCTAGTAAAGGCGCTTTCAGTTGTGTTCTCAAAAACAGTTGCAAGATCTTTAATCACCAACTCATTTTCTCCGGTTCCAGTATATAGGTTGTAGGTTCCATTTTTTTTGATTATACCAGTTTTTCTATTTTTAGGCAAGGAAACATGCTCTGAACGTCCTGCGAAAACTTCATATGGTCGGTCATCCAACAATCCAATGAAAAACTCCCATTTTTCGCCCTTTACTTGCATATGAAATATTTCACAATCAAGAATTTCTGGCCTCTTTATTGCATTATTATCGGTGAAAACATTTTCTTTTTTGGTAGAATCTGATTTTGTTTCCAACACTGCCGTTCTTGTTCCTTCACGATATGTTGTAATTCCTTTAATGTTGTTTTTCCAAGCAGTGAGATATATGTCTTTAAACTCTTCATAAGGGTAATCATTTGGAACATTTACCGTTTTACTCACAGACATATTTGTATATTCTGCTGCGATTTTTAAAACATTTATATGTTCTTCAACTGATAAATTTTGTGCAGTTGCATATACTTCTTGATTTTCAAGTTCTTGTTCTGTCTTTCCTAGAACATTTTTCAAAAACTTAAAACCGTAGTCTTCTAAAAATGTTTCTACAACCAATCCTCTATTTTTGTCAATCTCATAGTTTTTATCTTTATATGTTCCTTTAAGGATTTGTTCTTGTCCACGAGATGAAAAGCTCATATGTTCTGTTTCAAACCATTCGGACTTTGAAATATCTGGAAATTTGAATCCGCCTTCAATTAAATCTCTTCTTCTGCCTTCGGGTACAATAGACCATCGAAAAAATCCTTTTCCGAAAACGGGCTCAATCCCACCAGAAACATTCCTAGCAAAAATTCCTGTGTTTCCTGTTGGGGCATTCATAGATTGATGAGAATTTCTCATTTCCCCTATAGCTTCGATTTCTTTTTTAATATTTTCAGAAATATCAAGATTTTCCCACCAATATGACGAAAAATATTTCTCTTTATCAAATAACTTATATGAGCCTTTTTCTTTTCCTAATAGTGCCGAGGCCATAAGTTCCGTTTCGGCTTTTAATTTGAAAATTTCACGTGTAAGCTCCATAGATTTTTTAGAACCATATTTGGTTCCCAACATGATATGAATGGAACCAAGCCCCATTACACCAACGCCAATTCGTCTCTTTTCAAGAACAGCTTTTTTATATTCAGGTAGTGGCATTTCAGAAATATCATTTATATTATCTAAAAATCTAATAGCCGTAGCTACAGTTTCAGAAAAATCTGCAAAATCAAAATATGGGACATTTTTCTCATCAAGTTTGATAAACATTGCTAGATTAACTGAACCAAGATTACATGCTCCAGTAGACATGACGACTTCACCACAAGGGTTTGTCGTCATAATTTTTTCATACCAATATCCAGGATTGAGTTTGTTTGCTAAGTCTAAAAATAGTACCCCAGGCTCAGCCCTCTCATAGGTAGACTTCATTATCAAATCCCAGATTGATCTGGCTTTTACTGTATCATAAACTATTACTGGATTCCCTTTTTGTTCCCAGTCATAGATATCTCCAAACCACTCAGTGTTATATTCTGGGACCTCAGTATTAGGATATTTCAATTCCCAATTTTTGTCTTCTATAACAGCAGACATAAACCCTTCGGTAATTCCAACCGACATATTAAATTTTTCGAGTCTGCCTTCAGTATGTTTTGCAACTATAAAATCTAAAATTTCTGGATGCCAAACATTTAGAACGAGCATTTGGGCGCCCTTCCTAATTTTGTTTTTTTCGTCTGGCCTTCTGCTTCCCAGAATTTTTGTTGAGCCCTGTGTTATTACCTCAGAGGATTTGTCCCACAACTCCATGAATTTAAGTACCCCTGGGGTACGTGAGCCAATCCCTTTTACATATGAACCAGCGGGTCTAATCCAAGATGCATTTATACCATACCCACCTTCAGATTTGAGGGTTTTGGCTTGTGCCTTAAGCATGTCATAAATGCCGTCAATACTGTCGCAATCTTTCAAATTAATATCAGCAGGGTTATGGACAAAACAATTAAACAAGGTGGTTGCGTTTCTAGAGTCTATTCCTAAGTTGGCTAATATTCTTCCAGCGGGAACAAACCTATCGTTATAAACCGCTTTTTTAAATTCTGTTTTTATTACATCTCTAATTCCTTCTTTTTCAATCTCCGCACAGTTTTGTGCTATCCTGTCCCAAGTATCTTTTCTTATAAGGTCTTTTGGACCTTTGTAATTGTCCTCCCAAACTTCTATTGAAAGTGCGTCATATTCAAAATTATTTATTATTTCCATGTCTTTTCCCAAGTATTTTTCAAAATTTATATGTTATTCTGCATTTCTCGCAATTTCTTTCTAACAAAAGAATGTTCATCTTCGCTTATAGTACTTGTGTACTCACTTACTTCTTGGTCAGTAAGAATCCTAAGTTTAGATTTTGCAGTATCTAAATGAATCTGATATTTGATTCCATCAATACCTGCTCTGTTTTTAGCTATAAAAATGTTGCCAAATCCTGTTGCCTTGTTTGCAGATTTACGTAAAAGGCCTACAACAAAATCAGCCACGTGCGCTTGTCCGTACCCTTCAGCCATGTTTGTTAAATCAACAACGTCACTGTTAGCACCTTCTTTATTAGACTGAATCGCAGTCCAAATTGGAACATCAAGTTCGGTAGCTAATGCTCGCAACTCTTCCATAACCTTCTTCAATTCCAGTCTTAAAAGTTCATAACGGTCAGATGAACGCATAATACCAGCATAATCTACTAGAATTATATTTGGTACAAAGCCTTGTGTCGAAAGTTTGTCAATGTGGCCTCTAAGAGTCATAGCTGAGGCACTCGCAGTTGGGTAGTACTTGATCCTGAGTCTTCCAAGATTTTCTTTGTTTTCTTGGTAATATGTTTTGATTTCTTCTTTACAATCAAAACATTCGAGACTAGGAATATCCATAATATGTGAGTCATATCTAATACCCATTGCTCTTTCGTTGAGTTCAAATGTGTAATGTAAAACATTACGTTTATGCAATAATGCCTGAGCACCCACATGAACTAAAAAGTGTGATTTTCCACAATTATGATGAACTATGAAATCTCCCGTTAGATATAAATGATCGCCTGTTAAAGTAAACCCGTAAAAATCATCTTGTTCAAGAGCTTCAATTTCAAACCCGATGCGAGAAACATCTTTAATTTGACATCGTGGTTTTGCTTGTTTTCTTGCAAGACGTGTTGGTACAATTGACGTTTCACCAAAAATTGTTACAGCATAGCACGTTCCAGAATAATTATTTTGACAACTTTTACTTGTCTTTTCGCTATAAGAAGCTAAACCTAAGCTTTTACTTAAAAAGACAATATCATCAGCTAGTTGTTTGGATTTTGTTATATGACAAAAACACTTATTATTCAAATAACCACATGCGTCCAATAAGCCAGCAAGCATTTCCAATCTATTTTTTCTGGAAGCAACTTTGTATTGTTGTGGAATAAATTTGTTCCCACCCTTCTTGCCCGCCAACCCAAGTTCGGACAAAATCTTTACTATAGAATTGTTGTGTTTATAACCATTTGTAATGTAGTAGCCAGCTGTTTTATTCCCTTCTTTAGGGAGGCTTGAAATTCTAAACCCTGCGTTTGGAGCGAATTGCTGCCATTCATTTAAAATTTCCTCATCAGCTGTCGTTAGTTCAACTCTGTTTTTGTTGATAAAATCGCCGCCCAATAATGTTCCCAAAAGGTACGGAGGAATTGGCAATTTTGTCTGGTATGTTTCTTCAAAAGACACACCTTTTGTGTATAACTTATATTGGTGTTTGAACGTTTTGCTCTTGTCTAAATAGTCTTTAACAGAAATGTTAATAACTTCGCCGTTCTTTTTTGGGTTTCTACTTTTGCACCCAAGATTTGTTCTCTGCAAAGAAAGAATATGATTTTCGTTGACAACAAACGAGTCTCCCTTATTGGGAGTAATTTTGTACATGTTTTCTTTTCCACGTACTAATTTTAATACCCTTCTTGGTTTACTGTCCGACCCCATTATTAGGTCGCCGACTTGAATATCTTCAATTTTTTCCAAAGTCCCGTTATAGGTGAGAATTTCTGTACCTTTTGCATGACACCCAGTTGGAGCAATACACACTCCAAGTTCTCCAGCGCCAAGTCCACCGTTCAAGATTTTTCTTTGGTCTAATTCAGGAATACCAGTTGGTACTGTTTTTCGTGCTGTCTCAGAATATCTACTTTCAACATCTTCAAAAAGATCTAATCCCGGAGAATGATGATTCCCCGCATTAATTGCGGTTTTAACAACATCAATTACTTTGTCATATTTTTCTGATTCAATTAGACCGACACTATCCATAAGCGCCTGGTGCAATCTTCTTCTTTTACAGAAGTCTAATGCTTTTTCTTTAACATGCGGTAAATCACCTAGGTCTTGGTTTGTGGCAACCTTTTTAAGAAAGGTTTTAATTTGGTCTAAAAGAAGCTTATCGTTCTGATTTTTCAATTCAGTTTTAAGCATTGTGATCAGCAACTCTGTTGATGGAAACTCCTTATATTTCCTATAATAGGACAAATAGGTTGAGGTTACCAACTTCAAATAACTAAATTGAAAAAAATCAATGTCGATAACTTCATTTAATTGTGAAGCCCACTGTCTGTCCATTATTAGGGCTTGGACTATTTTCTCTTGGAAAGATTTATCAAATGAAAAATGTGTAGGTTGTTGTTGTTGTTGTTCTGTCATTTCTTCTTGCATTTACGTGCTCCGATTATTTTTGGATATAGTAGTTTTATCATCCACACAAACATTTTTAAACGCCGATAGAAAGAAAGTTTATTCTATAAAAAAATTGTTTCAGAGCTGGTGGTCTCCATAAAGAGATCTCTGACTCATAAAATTCCATTTAGTTATAATGTTTGTAAAATAAAATTTTTTACAAAAACTTACCTGCAAAATATTTACTTATTGTATGAAATTGCCCATGTTTAAAACACAATAACAAAATTAGTGTATAAAGAAAATAAAGAATTTAGTGGCAATTATACTGCTGACGAAGACTCTGGTTATGATAGAGAAGACACCTACGTAAATCCAGAAGACAACAAAAAATTTTGGGGTACCCGAGCAGGCGGGATTTTGTTAGTGGCCAAAGATACAAAACATGTTTTGTTATTATTAAGAAGTCAAGACGTCTATGAACCCGGAACATGGGGTATGCCTGGCGGAAAAGTAGATGGAGACGAAAGCACAGAAACTGCTGTGCGTCGTGAGGTCAGAGAAGAAATGAACTATACCAAGAAATTTTCCATGATTCCTTCGTACACCTTCTCTTCAGGAGAGTTTAAATATTATAATTTTCTTGGGGTTGTCTCAAAAGAGTTCGCTCCAAGACTTGATTGGGAAAATGATGATTTTGGGTGGTTTAATTTAGAAAATTTACCAAGCCCACTTCATTTTGGAGTTGTAGCTCTCTTAAAAAACTCATTCAGTGAAATCAAAGATTTAGTAACAGTTTAAAATGTCATTAAAGAACGCATCTGACTTGCTAAATTTTCAAAATCAAATGAAACTGTCAACCCGGAAGAAATTACTTCTTTAATTAAAGAAACTTTATTCATTTTTGGTTCATGATTTTCAATAATATAATTTATTTTTGCAATTTCTTTTGCGGATAACATCCCTGGAGAAAGAGTCATAAGTCTCCAATTTCTTCGAATGATGTCTTCTGATTCCTTGACTTGTTTAAAGGTTTTTTGTTTTGCCTTGTTGTTAATTTGTTTAACACATTCTTGTAAAATCATTCCAGTATCTATGTCTCTTGTCCTATCAGACACTTCTGGAAAGCGTTTGAGTACTGTTTTCAATCCAACCCCAATAACTCCGTCGATGTTATCGCTTGGATCTCCAACCATTGATCTGGCCATACAAAAATTCCTTGGTGCAATACCAAATTTTTTATATACTGCATTTCCGTCAACTATTTCACGCTTAGAGTGATCATAAATGGTGATTGTTTCATCTTCTAATAATTGATAGAAATCTTTATCGTTAGAAACGATAATTTTATCTGTTTTGTCAGTTCTAAAATATTGAGTTGCTATATAAGAAACAACATCGTCACATTCAGTTCCACTAACAAACACTTGACACGCAGGAGTAAAACTCAAAAGTCTGTATAGTTGCGTTAGTTGTTTAACTCGTGTTTCGTGGTCATATTTTAAAGAATCTTTCATAGAGGCAGACCCAGATTTGAGCTTCTTAAATTCTTTGATTTTACCACGATTTGCTTTATAATCCTTGTAAATGGACT